AGCGGACATTGGACAACCAGATTGTAAGTTAATTAATCCATGCACTCTATTCGGTGGAAAGGTAGAAAGATGGATGGCAGATGTTACACCAAACAATGAAATGTTTATGAGTTCAGATAAGATACTAACTTTAGTAGATCCAACAGAACATATACTTGAAGAATATTTAAAACTTGTAAGATGAGGTTTTATACTAATGTTCACCAAAGATTTAATGAGATCCTTGTGCGTGGATATGAAAATGGAAAGCACTTTACTTTAAGGGAGGAGTTCAATCCGACTTTTTATGTTCCTTCAAAGAAAGATTCAAAATACAAAACATTAGAAAACAAAAGTGTAGAACCTGTAAAACCAGGTAATATTGCAGAGTGTAAGGAGTTTATTGAAAAATATTCTGGTGTAGAAGGATTTGATATCTATGGTAATGATCGATATATCTGTCAATACATTTCAGAAAAATACCCAGAAGATGAAATCAAATTTGATATTACTAAAATTAAATTAGTTACAATTGATATTGAGGTTGCTGCTGAAAGTGGTTTCCCAAATGTATTTGAGTGTGCAGAAGAATTACTTGCTATCACATTACAAGATTACACAACAAAACAGATAATTTGTTTTGCATCCAGACCCTTCAATAATACTCGTAAGGATGTAAAATATGTTCAATGTAGAGATGAATATAATTTAATCGAGAGATTCCTAGAGTATTGGCAAGTGGAAACACCAGAGGTTGTAACTGGTTGGAACTGTGAATTGTATGATATACCTTATATCGTTGGTCGTATAGAAAGATTGTTGGGAATGAAAGTTGTTCGTAAACTTTCTCCTTGGGGTTATGTTCGTAAAAAAGATCTTTTTGTGCAGGGTAGAAAACAAATATCTTGTGAGATGGCAGGTATAGCAGTCATTGATTATCTTGATTTGTATCGTAAGTTTACATACAAAGCACAGGAATCATATCGATTAGATCA